AGATTTGGAAGTCGTGGTTTTCTTTTGCTGAAATGACTTCTGATAAAGAATTCAAGTCATATGATGTTCTGAAACAACGCCTTGATAAAGTTCTAGGCCTCAATGGTGAAGCACCAAAGACAACTGTAGAACAAACCAAAGCGAAGAACTTTGACGCCAAAACTAAATCTAATGATTCTCCATTCAAAGATAATTCTGAAGATGATGATATGGCTTATTTCAGCAAACTCGCTGAAGAAGATTAATGATGAGTTGTTTGTGATTTTTTAACTTTGATTGAAAGGAAGTAAAATGAAATACATAGTTTCTCTACTCGCAGCTGCATTTGCAGTAACCGCCTTTGCTCAAGCTCCTAAGAAAGAAGAGCCAAAGAAAGAAGCTCCAAAAGCAGAAGTTAAGAAAGAAGTTAAGAAAGACGAAAAGAAGAAGTAATTTTTTCTTTCTTAAAAGAAACCCACCTTTATGGTGGGTTTTTTATTGGTTATTATACAACTCTGGTACTGTATAATATCATTCTTTGGAATGTTTCTTCCATATTCCTTACCGAAGGAATCTCGGTGACACTTTGCTCAGATGGTTGATTTTGTGTATTGATATTTGTTGTATTGATTGTTTCACCAGCCAAAGTTGAATCCTTTGGTAAATTCATTTCTAAATTTTCATTAGTTGCTGGCATTACGGCTGCTGATGCAGGCGCCGCAGGCATTGGTGTGGCCGTGTCGGAAGATTCTGCTGAAGCCGTTGGTGTCGCTGTGGGTCCTGAATTGGATTCTGGTGTTGCTGTCGCTGGTACTGTGGCAGGTTTGCCAAGTAACTTATCTCTTTCAATTTTATAATCTTGAACTGCTCGTGCAGCTTCTGGACCTCGCTCTGCATATCCTTTTAATTGTGCATCATTTAATTTATCACCTTCATTGTAGTTTTTCTCATAATTAGCAATTTCAGCTTTTGTTTTTTCATATTCTGGAAGTTTTCTAATACGGTCTTCCTCATCTTTGGCACCAGCAAGACCTCCAATATCTTCTGCTTGTTTTAAGGCCAAATTAAAAGGTGAGTTTGGATCTTTATCGTAACTGGATTCATCAGTCAAAACTTTATACATGAAATAAGCAATACCAGCTGCAGCTGCACCACCTAATAAAACTCCACCAACACCAGTAACAGCGGCTGATGCTAGGCTACCTAATCCTTTAATTGCTAATTTACCAAGGTCTTTTAAACCAAACATGGCCAATATATCATCAAGTATTGAACTACCTGGTTCTTCTTTCTTTGTTGCTGTTTCTTCTTTTGTTGATTTATAACCTAAAGCATCCATTAATTCTTTATGGCGTTGTCTAGCTCTCAATTCTCTTTCAAATATTTCTTCTTCTGTGGGTGATAGATTTTCAAGTGAACGCCGAGAATCTTCCAACAAAAGATAAATCTCATTGAGCATCTCTAACATACCTTCCCCACCTTCATTAGTGGGTTTTATCTTTGATGCTGTGTCCATTTTACCTTGCTTACCGGTAAAATATTTCATATTCTTTTCACTTCTACCCATCAATCTACCAACAATAGCAGGAGCCAAATTTGAACCACCAGTCATAAACTTGGCAATGTAATTTAGTTTACGTTTTTGCTTACGAACAATATCTTTATTTGCTTCGATACCAGAATTCCACAATGAAGAATTGTGTTCACACACAGGACATTGTTGATTCTTGGTGGTCAGACAGTTATCAATCAACCATCCGCCTGCTCCTTGAAATCCATGTGAGAATATTTTGACCCATGGTAATGCATCATCGCCATCTACAGCAGGTGCTGGCAGAAAACGAATCGTAGCCGTGCCGTTGCCAGCTTTGTCTACTTCTGGTCGCCAGAAATTATCGGATTTTTCGTTGCCCTCGGATGAGGTATTGAGTGCCTCGATTGCTTTAGATAACTTATCGAGGTTGCCAGATTGGCGTTTGAGGTTCGCAAATGAACTCATAATTTACTTCCTTTCGTATAAACGGATTATTAACGGTGTATAAAACGGCTTGTCCACATTATTCATTATATAAGAATATTTATCCAATGTCAAGTGTACATTTTCAAAATACCGATGGTAGTAATGGCATCAGTATGAAGTATACCAATACCACCTTCTACTCGCCATTGGTCGATGTTTTGTGAAGTATCATCAATCAATAGTGAATTTTGGTTAGAGAAATTCTTTTTCAACCTTTTACCTGGTACCAAATTAACAGGAAACTCAATGTTATGGTTATTCAACCACTCTATCTTTTGTTCCCGAATCTCTGCATCTCGTTTCTCAGAGGAAGTGGATGAAAGAATCTCTGTTGGTATCTTTAATGACCTAAGATAGTTAATCAACATCATCGCATCAGGCATCAAGTTTAATTTAGCAAATTGTCTGTCAGCAATGAAGGTTGTGAAAAACTTATCAAATGTTTTATATGTGTCCGCATCTTTTGGTGCAATCTTATATAATTCTTTGTATCGTTTATCAAAGTCAGCAATCACACCATCCATGTCCAAGTAAATCTTGGTAATCTTATGCATATTCTTTAATCTTTTCTTTTAAAATTTGTTTATACTTTTCTTTATCATATGGTATAAACGGTGTATATTTTTTTATAATTCTTTGGTGTGTTGGCCAAATAATATCTTCTGTAATTTGTTTCTCCCATTTTGGCATACAACCAAGTATATCAATTAGGATACAAACTGTTTCCAATGAAATCTTCTCATGCATCATCTTAGTAATTAACATTGGCCAACCACCATCAATAGGTTTGAAATAATCGTCAATGTGCCAGAATTCGGCACCATCAACACTATCAAACATATACATTATATCATTCTCAAAGGTATATGTCAAGCTCTGTTGAGTTTTTTGCCACTTAGTATAGTTCTCATCACCATCTTGTAATAAGTCACCTACCCAATCACCTTTACCTTGTATAAAGTTGGCAATATAGAAGTTCTTCAATTCATCCAAATTGTATTTACGGGATAGTTTATAGAATTGGTATTTTGATTTGTTGGTGGTGAATGTCTGTTTAGATACATTTGTTTTTCCGTTATACTTAAAGTAATCATAAGATTCGGAAGTAAAATGTAATTTCAAAGCATTCCATAAGGCATATGCGGCAAAACCGGTATTCTCTGTCATGACTAATTAGATTGGCAACTTAGAGCTTTTCTTAATCAAATTTAATTCTTGTGCTTCTTCACGAATTTTTGCTTTGAGTGCGGAAGAAATTAATGTAGATGCCACTTCAACTTCTAATCCCGTTTCTTTGCAATGGTGTAGAATGGCATCCATGTGATTACATCTCAATTTGAATGCCAGTTCTTCAATCATCATGCTAAAATCTTTAATCTCACCTTTTGTTGGCATATTATATTTTACTTCTCTCTTTATAAAAAATGTGATTACCAATCTGTGTGATTCTTGGTAAATTCCAATTAGGCTTCACATAATTGGCATGATAATACATGGCCTTTTCACGATGAAGTATAACATGAGAAACTTCGGATGTCAAGGCTTTCTTTGCAACAAGTACCGATTCTTCCCATTGGTATGAATTACGAATCATACTGTATGCTGAACTACAGAACCAAGAGAACTGGCAGACTATTCTACCATTCACTTCATCTTTTTGCTTGACAACACCACAAACTGTTTTAGGAAATTTACCAGAGTTTACACGATTGAGTGTTACTTGTGCTACTGCTAGTTTACCTTCAAAGGACTCACTAGCAGATTCATAATAAATGTTTTCAGCAAGGCATTGTACCTCGTTACTGAAATGATTGCCAAGATTTGAAACAGTTGCTTTGTTTGCTTGTGCCTTGGCTACGGGAATTAGTAGATTAACTGCAATGAGAACTGTTGAGATTGCAATTAAAAATTTATTTGTTACTTTACGGTTGAAATACATTTTTCTTCCTTTTTGATTACGGCGGCCAAACATCTGACCGCCTTGGTCTCCAATTACGAATTCGTTTTCGATTTTATTTTTACTTCAGGTTGTGGAGGGGTTTGAGAAACGAAACCATTGAGCATCTCTGCTTTTTTAATGATTTCTTCTTCGGAGGGAAATGGTGGAAAACCTGGATGTTGTGGTGAAGGAGTTCCGTTAATTTTGGATTCTTCTACCTTGGTTGTCCACTCGTTTGAAATAACTTCACGCTTGCCATAATAGTCATCGGTGAGCATTTCTTTGGCCATTTTTAAGAGTTCTAGCCGTATCTCATAGGGTGTCATACTCATTTACTTCTCCTTGTGTGTGTTTATGTGTATTACCAGCGGTTTGTGTTGTGCTGGTGATTTATTTATCCAGGTGATTCTGTTGCTAAGTTCACCTGGTGAAACTCCGCTTACCTTATTCAGGCAGCAAGTGCATACTTATTATCGTTTGCGGTTAAATCAATTAGTTATTACGCCTACTCTGGCGATTCTCCATTATTATACTAATCTGATAATCGAATCTATTCGCCCCCATTAGGAACTACACTAGACCAGTCTGGCTCTGTTTGCTACCGATAACTCGGTTCGTTCCAATGTAGTTGCTGGTGGAGGCGGTGGGATTCGCACCCACGTCTTACCAAACTTTTTAATAACTTCTACGAATTATTTCAAAATAAAAAGTATTGTTAATACACCTACAGCGAATGCACAGGCACCCATGTAGAAAGCAAAACTTTTTACTTTATATTCTTTTACACAATCTTTGCTAGGCATTACAGGATCCTTTCTAGTAACCAAATAACAAAAAGAAAACTTAAACCACCAGCCAATATTTTTAGAGCCCCGAATTGTTTTGCATTCTGCTCGGGAGTGCAGAGTTTTTTCCAATATCTATTCATAGTGTCCTATTATAAGTGTTTATACTTATTTAGTCAAGCCGTTCAGTCAATGTTTACCATTCTTCTCATAATATGAAATGGCATTGACTAGGCCTGTTATGTGATCCTCAGTCTTTTGTTTGAACACGATAGGACTCGAATCCTCAACGGCCATGACGATAACCAAGTCATGGATAGGTTCACCAATCAACTCCTCATACATCAAGGCATAGGCAGATGTTTGCCAAAAGTAATCTTCAATATCTTCGTGGCTCTTAATTTTTTTGGATGTTTTAAAATCAATTACCGAGAGTGTGCCATCAAACTCAGCAATGCAGTCCACTCGGCCTGCCATGTTTAATTGTTTAGACCATAATGCCTGTTCTTGGTAATGAATATTGTTGATACGATTCAGCTCTGGCTTAATTGATAAAAACATTTCATGTGCATCAGGCATAATATCACCTAATGATTCATTGTTTAAATATCGTTCACATAATGTATGAACATTGGTACCACGAGAAGTGGCTTTCTTTGTAATGGCATTGGCAACATCTTCACCCACTTTGTTACGCCATGCTTGAAAGATATGTTTCTTTTGAGCACCAATTACTGTGGTAACCGATGGTAGTTTTGTACCGTCAGGTAGTTTATAGAATCGTTTACCGTCAGGAAATGTTTCTGATTGCAGGTCTTGTAATTGTTTTGGTGGGCAGTAATTAAACATTTTCTCTCATTTTTAAAAAACTATTAGTCCAACTTTTCAACACCATGGCATTTGGTGCATTTCTATCTATCTTTTGTATTATATCGGTTGATAAAGAAATACGCAAATCATTTGATTTATTTTCTTGTACCTCATGAATAACATATGCTGGAAAAAATACCAGTAATCCTTCCTTAGGTTCAATGTGTATATGTTTTAATTCTGATTTATCATTACGAATAAATGCACCATTATCATCAATAATGTTTTCTGTGCTAAGTAATACCAAATCACCAGAGTTTTCTTTGGCACGAATATAATAGGTAGCCGTGAGTGAGGCATCATTGTGTGCATGAGCTTCAATACTTTCACCTGGTTCTTTAATATTGGCCCACGCCATTACATAATCAGGTTCAATGTTTAATTGTTGTGCTTCTGATATAAGAGAGAACACATGTTTCTTAACAGCCAAATTTATAATGTTCTTTAGATAGTTTAAATGTGGTCGGTTATATTCCCATAAACTATCTTTTGGATTGGCATCACGGCCTGTTGCAATGTCTTTGGCAATCCAATACAGTTCTTCTTCGAATTCCCAATTAAATTGGTTGTTTAGTCCTGTTTCAACAGTCCAGTATGGTGATATCCACCAATTACTCTTTACAATATCCATTATTCTTTTTTGGTAACAAACTTTGATTTAATTCTATCAAAGAATGCAATCTCCTCTGGTGTAAGTGTAACTCCATCAACATTCTTGCGATACTGAATTGCATCATTTTCCATTAGTTTGATGTCACCCATATATTTAAATTTATTGGTGATGTGTTTCGTATCATAGGCATCCATAAT